AGCCAAAGCCTCATCGTAACGTTTTTGATATGTTGCTGTTACATCAGCTTCACCCTTCATGTAGGTATAAGCTTCTAATAATGCGCCATATAGCAGTACAGAATCAAAGTTATCACCTAACCAACTAGTACCTGCAGTAACAATCGACTGTGGGTAATAGAAGTAGTGCAACTCCATACTGTAACTGGCATCAGGTGTTGGTCCTAATATAAACGTGTTCTGGTCAAACTGTGCATAATACTCAGGGGTTCCGTAGAACGCAGCGTCCGTATCAGGATAAGACCCACGAATAAAGTTTACGTCTTTATCGAGCAGATACGTGAATTCGTTGTTGCCATTAATCAAAGCTAATGAAAACGTTGCTAACCAATCAGATGGACATGCTAAGTACTTGTTACCGCTAGTTAGATTACCAATCACGTTCTTACGCAAGGCTGGCAGTTGTACGGTATTATAAACCCTTTGTTCTGCTTCTTGTATAAACGTGTTTATATCAGCCGTTTCAAACTGATTCTCGGTGTAGCTTTCAATAGCCGCAACTAATTGGGTGTAGTTCATTGGCCTACCTTATGCCATCGGACCGCGTGAAGTAAAGCCTTTTGTTGCTGCACCACTACCACGTTGTTTCATGCCTGATGTTTTAACATCATTACTTGCAGGATTACCGCCGCTTACACGTCGAGCAGGCATACCATTAGATGAATCACTAGCGCTCACGTTGTTTGGGTCAGACGGATAGCTAATATCCGCATTGGGTATTACTTTTGGTTGGTTATATACTGACATATTAGTTACCTCTTTGATTAGCTGCACGTGCCAAGTTACGACCTACTTTTTTCATGTCGATTGACTTAACTGTACGGGCTTTGTTGCCTTTTGAAACACCACCGTCTTGAGGTAATTTAGCACCATCGATGCCTAATTGTTTACCCTTTGTTTTGCCTTTAGTATTGATACCTTGTGCGCCTGCTTTAAATGCCATTTTACTTCTCCTATGTCGTCGTTACGGTTACAGTACCGACTGAGGCAACTGCTACCAAGTTATTTATTTCTAAGTTAAACGGGTCGTTTAGTCCAATTGGATTCCAGCCCCACTGTATTATCCTACTACCTTGCAAAGCAACCCCAGTTGCATCTGGATTAACGCTTGTTGTTTCCGTTAATTGTAACCCATTTAACCCTGATTGGTAATAACTTGTATCTGGTCGTGGGTCTCTAACCGCTTGTGGGTCATTAACCGGGTACATACCTAGTTGTAGTTGCGGCTGGTCTGGTTCCCAACAATCTTGACACACCAAGATATTAACATTTTTAGTCTTAATAACCAACCGTTTAAGCTGAGATAACTTAAATCTAAAATTGCAACGGTCGCACTGGGCAATTGCAAACTTACCACTTGAGTATTTACTAGCCATTCCCTACCTCATGAACTGCTGTCTAGGGGCTAAGCGAATTGCGGCCTTTTCTCTGTCCTCGTCAGCTGCGTTCTGGAAAGTCTCTTCGTAGATTGCTTTTAACATTTCTGCTCTAGGCAACGCATCAGGTATCTTCAAGCTTAAGTGATACGCCAACCCTGCAACCATCGCTGGTAAGAACCGGAATGGAATGTCTTGTGTGTTAGTACCGCTTGACCCAGCATCTTGAATACGACGGAGGCGGTAGTACACCAATGTGTAGTAGTTGCTTTGCTCTGGCGCAGGCCAGACACTTATGTTCGGTACGTTAGTTACAGTAACTGAGGCACCCACCGTGTGAGATGCGGCTATGGTGTTTTGTTGGCCACGGCCTAGGTTGCTCAATGTACCTGCAGAAGACGTTGTTGATTTAGACAAGTTGCTGTAGCTAATGATTTCATTGTCGAGCTTAATAAACCCAGTAGAGCCTAGCATCGTTACATCTGATAGGTCTAATGAGGTAGCTGTGGCACTTATTGTAGCTGAAAGCGTAGCCGTCGTTGAATTAGTGTTGCCTGACTGACGATTAATCCACACTTGAATAGGACGGCCTTGGGCATTTTTGTTAGGTATTGTGATGTATGTAGACTCACTAATACGTGTGATGTTGATATCTTGTTGGTTCTGGCCTGTGCCTGTACGCACTACTTGGTCTAATAGGTCAATGGTTTCAGTAGGTAAGGCATACATAATCTGGCCTTGAATCAAAGGAATCTCGCCTTGTTCTACAGTCCACAAGTTAATGCCGCGGTTAGCCCACTCAATAGTAAGCAGGTTTAAACTACGACGAGCAGTACGCAAGTCATATCCAGTGCGTAGCTCGGAGCCGCACCTCTCAAAGGCTTCTTCTACTAGATTGTTGATGTCTAGATTAAAGGATGATGTGCCTGACGTTGCTGTGTTTAAAGCCATATAATCCTTACCAAATAAATACTACTTCTACTATACCCAAACTTAAGATAAGGTAGTTGTTCTCTTCTATAAGCTCATGTTGAATCCCTACAGCAAAGCCACATATATAACTAAAGCTGTAGAATTCCATCATGTCATTTCCTTTATTTCTTAGCCGTTAATGCTGACTTCTTAAAGGCGTCTGAAGTGGGTGCCCCTGAACTTCCGGGTTTACGCATCTTTTCACCAGACCCTGCTGCAATACGTTTCTTTTTAGCATTGATATTTGCATACAAGCCAGGAAGGTTTACATCACCACCCTTTTTATACTCTTTTACGAACTGGGGTTTGTCCTTGCGAACAATGGTTTTACCCTTAGCCCCAGGCATCTTATCCTTAGCTATGCAACCCATCCCACGTGAAGGTCTCATGACTACGCCCTTGTTTTTCCACGTACTGCGCAGCCATCAGCGCGTCTAGATGCTGAACCCACGGAACCACCTTTTTTCATGTTGATGCTCATGTCATCTTCGGTTTGGCCGATAGGGTATGTTTTTTCCTTAGCTTTAGCTTTAGGCTTTGGCGCTGGAGGTGCAGGTTTCTTTGGGGGTGTAGGTGTTGCAGAACCGTTGTCTACTTCAGCTTCCCAAGCTTCTATTTTCTTAGCCATAATTAACACATCTTCCCGCGGGTTTTACCGCGAACTTCAATACCACCGCCACGAGCCATTTTAGTACAGCCGCCGCTTTTAAGTTTTGTTAGGTTAGACTTTTTACCGCCGTGTAATTGTGACTCATGCATGCCAATAGCTTTCTTAGCCATCTTTTTATCCTGCATTAAGTCCATCTTTGTATTTTCTTTAGCCATAATAGCTCCTTGTTAACATTTCCAACGTTTTAATGATGCTGCCTTGCGTGTAGGCTTGCCATTCTCGTCTTTCATTGGGCCTGGCATACCTGACATACGGGCACAAAACGATTTCTTGCGAGGACCACCTTCTGGCTGAGGAGCTTTCAAGTTAGACCCTGTTGCTGCATTGTATTTTGCGCGTCCTTTGGCAGTAAGTCCAGCACCTTTCGATACTGGTAATTTCTCACCACGACCAACTGCTAATGATGGACCGCCTTCTTTAAACTTCTTGCCCTTGTCCGCTGTATTAAACTCTTTTGCTACTTTAGTAGGAATACCCACCTTCTTAGCAAATTTAGGGTTATGTGCTGCTGCGGCCATTAGCCTAGCTTGAGGTTTACTCTTGCTCGGCATCTTCTACAACCTCTTTAACTGGTGCTTCTTTTTGAAGTTTAGCTTTGCGAATGTCTTTAACTTCTTCTTTAGGAGCTTGCTTGTCGCTTCGACCATTTTCGTTTACTATCATAGTGTTTTCCTATCCAAATAATTTATGTGCGAATTGAGTAACTACAGCGCCAAGAGCACCGCCGGCACCGCCAACCATCATTAAGACTTTCCAACCACCGCGAGCTTCTGCAAGGGTTGAATTAATGTCATTAAGCGTCTTTTTAATGTCGTCCATATCGGCGACAAGTCTATCCATATCAGCTTGTAGATGTTTAATCTCAGTTTCATGTACCGCTAGCTCTCGTTCTACGCTCATTATGCAGTTCCATCATTCTTTATTAAGACAATTTGTAGTTGAGTTGATGCGTACGCACTGTCGGCACTTGTTAATGATAAAATATCAAGGTCTGTCTTTTCTGGCAACGGCAGCGGGTAGGCGGCTTCGCACTCATACACACCGTTACCGGGCAAGCTGTACACGGCTTTGTAACCAAACACACCGCCGTACGGGCGTACGCGCAAAACAAAACGAGTTGCAGTGTTGGCAGTTGCATTAGCCGAAGACATTGTCCAGCGAGTGATGTAGGCCGTATAGCCAGCAGGAACCGTATAGAAACCTGACTCGCTTTCGTTGCTGCTAGACCCTGTGCGGTTCAAAATGACCGCAGGAACGCCTGTAGTCACCGTGCCAGTACCAACGTAGATGCTTCCAGCAGAAGTGCCACCA